CGGACTGTATAGCAACTGTTACGGTTGGAAGCATCTGCCGCAGCCCATCCTTGAACCGTCCGCCGGTGACGGCGCACTCGCTCGCGCGATTCATTCCGCCGCCGACATTCGCCACGATTCCAAAACCGGAAAGATCGACCGTTACGACGAAAGCAAGGCAAAAGAGTTTGATCTGGATTGCATCGAGCTTTCCAGCGATTTCCGCGCAAAGCTCAAGAAAGACGGTTTCCGGGTGGTACATGACGACTTCCTCACGTTCCGCCCCTGCAAGAAATATGCGGCCATCGTGATGAATCCGCCGTTTTCTACCGGGGCGGCGCACCTGCTGAAAGCACTTGACGTGATGAAGGACGGCGGCAAAATCTGCTGTCTGCTCAACGCCGAAACCATTCGCAACCCCTACACGAACGAACGGAAAGAGCTTGTGCAAAAGCTGGACGATCTAAACGCCCAGATCGAGTACATCCCCGACGCATTCAAGAACGCTGCACGAACTGCCCGCGTTGAAGTGGCCTTGATCCGGGTGGAGATCCCCGACAAAGAGCCTGTAAGCAAAATCCGGCTGGAACTCCACAACGAAACGACGGCCCGCATGAAAGCCGATCCCCGTCTTGCCGCTCTGGTGTCTGCTGATCCCATCGCCGCCGCGGTGGAACGGTACAACGCAGCCGCCGATGGCATCCGCCGTATATACGAAGAGTACAACGGAATCAAGGGCCTGTTTTCTGCTGCTACCGCAGACGACAAGGAAACCGAAGTGCTGAACTTCAACAAGAGCTATAACGAAGCGATTCGCAGCTTGCGCGGCTTGTACTGGCAAAAGCTCTTTGACCTGCCCCAAATCCGGGACAACTTAACCAGAGCGATGCAGGACGAATATCGCAACCGCGTTTCCGAACTGGTTGACTACGATTTCAGCCCTTACAACATCCTCACGATCCGGGAAGAAATGTCCGCCAACATCGTGCAGGGCATCGAAAGCGAGATCGTGGAACTGTTCGACGACTGGACGAATCTGCACTACAATTCCGAATACTCGAAGAACGTCCACTACTACAACGGCTGGTGTACGAACGAAGCGTACAAAGTCGGCAAGAAAGTGATCTTCCGGTGTCAAGCGTTCAGCGATTGGTCTGGGCGATTTGAACCCAGTTGGAACGCGGAAAGCTGCCTGTCACGAATTGAACGCACCTTGCACTATCTGGACACTAACGGCAAGAAGTACAACGGTGATGATCTCCGGGCCACGCTGAAAGCTGCCGGGGAAGCCGGACAGAGCCAGAAAGTGCAATTTCACTACTTCACCGCCACGTTTTACAAAAAAGGCACTTGCCACATTGAGTTTTCAAATGACGACATTTTGAAGTCATTTAACCTGTTCGCCAGCCAGAAGAAAGGATGGTTGCCGCCGTCCTACGGCAAGAAAGCCTATCACGACATGAGCAAGGCAGAGCAGAAGATCGTGGACAGCTACGAGGGCGAAGCGAGTTACACAGACACCCTTGCACGGCATCTGATCCCCACGAAAGCCACGCTTTTACAGCTCAACGCATAAAACGGATACTCTAGCCGGGTTGCACCGTAAAGCAGCCCAGCCCCAGCCGCAAGGCTACCAAGAAACGAAAAGGAGATACAAACCATGCGTGAATACGATCCGAACCACCGGTATCAAGTTATCACCTGCGCTTCCGCCGATTTCACCGATGAAGATATGAGTTTCCGCACCGTCGCCGAAGCCCGTACACGAATTGCCTATCTTGTCAAGGAGTATGCGGCAGACGGGCGCGATCTGGACGGAGCCGCGATTTTCGACCGCAAAACGAACTGCTGCACCCACCTTTTCGGGTGTGCGATGCTGTCCGCGTTCTCCGTCGAAGTTGCTGCACGTTCCACGCCCCGCAGATACCCCGGTATGCCCGCGGCCAGCACGATTTACTACTTCATCTACTGCAAAGGCCCCGGAGATCAGCACTTCACCCTCTGCGACCCGTGGGGCGGCAGGCGTGGCATGAACAAGGTTTTTGCGCCCCGGTTCACGAAAGATCAGGCGGACAAGGTTGTTGCTCGAATGGCCGAACGAAACCCCGGCTTTACCTTTCAGCGGCGACCGGCCCGCTGAATATCTGGACACCTTGACGGGCCGCACCGCACGAAAAGCGACCCGATCCCACCGACCGGCGCACCGCCGGGATGAATTACGAAACGCAAAGGAGATTCAACTATGAAAATTACAATCATCGACACCGCCGCATACCTCGACACTCCCTATAACCCCGAATTTGTCAGCCAGATCAAGAACATCGGCGGCGCACGGTGGGACAGTTCCCGCCGGGAGTGGAAGATTCCTGCCGCTTGCGTGGAACAGGCCCGTGAGATCATGCGCCGGGTGTTCGGTGAGTGCGATCTGCCCGACGAAACCCGCCGGGTAAACGTCAAGCTGACTTTCAGTGAGAGCATTTGCGGCGATGCCCGCGAATCGCTTATCATCTTTGGCAAGCAGATTGCCCGCGCTTATGGGCGGGACAGCGGCGCGGTCGTCGGCGGTGACGTTTCTTTCATCGAGGGAAAGCCCACCAGCGACGGAAGCCGCGCCAACTATTACGCCCGTGTTCCCGCCGGTGCGGTTGCTCTGCTGCGCAATGTCCCTGAAAGCATCCTGCACGAAGATTTGCCTGACGGTGTGACTTACGAGATCATGCCGGAGGAAACGGCTCCAAACCGCGAAGCACTTCTCGCAGAGAAAGCGCGGCTCACGGCGCGGCTTGCCGAGATTGACAAACTGCTTATCTAATCCGCCCGAACAGCTTAACTACACGGCCTGCGTGGGCTTTATGATATTGCAAGTCCATAACGAGACAGAAAGGATGATTTTCTATGTTCATGCCCTACTTTGTCGATTCCACCGGCAAGAAGCACACGTTCCCTGACGACTTCGCGCTGAAAGGCGGTTTGGTTCGCGCTTGGCGACGCGGGGAAAGCGTCTTTGACTACCGGTATCGTCTGAAATCCAGCTACACCGGCGGGCACGACTACCAGCTGCATTCCATCCATCAGAGCTGCGACGGTTTCACAGTTCAGTTTTCCTACGAGAGCGCAACCGGTGGAGAGAGCTATTGCTTGTGATTCTTTGCCCCGTTTCCCTGCCGGGACATTCTGTGTTATACTTTTCCCAACGAGTTCAACTTTTTCAGCACGAAATGTTGAACTTAAACCACGAAACGTGCAAAAAGGAGGTCTTTTTGTGAATGAAGCCCAGTTTTTCGCACCTTGGCGCATTGTTGCCGAGTTCGCGGACGATTCCCGGCTAACCTTTGACGGGTTGACCGAACAGCAAGCCTATAACGCTATGATTGCTGCCCAGAGCGAACACGGCGACATTGGATGGTGGGACCATGTGACCGACACGAATTACACCAACGGGCAGTATTACAAAATGCTTTCCCAGCCGCCCACGGTTCATGTTGTGGATTTCTCCGGCTATGACGGTCCTCTGGACGAAAACGGTTTTCCGGTCGGCCTGCCGTTCGAGATCAGCGAGTATATGAAACAGCAGGGCGAGCCGCCCAGCGTCCCGAAGATCATTGTCAAGAAGAACGACCAGAAACGCGAATAACGAAGAACATCCCCCGACGGAATTGCCCGCCGGGGGATGTTCTTTTTCTTGTATTCGCAAGTTTGTTTTTCTGAGCGGTTCGGAGGATTCGCGGAAGCGTTTCATTGCACACGCGCATAGAGCTTTACCAACTTGCCTTTATGGACAGATTTCCGGGCCGTTTTGCTGGACACGATTTTAGCATCTATTTCTCCCGGTTCTGATAGATTTTCTATCACTTTCCCGGCATACCCAGCAGACCGGCTCTTTTAATCGCGCGCGTCATACGCGCGGGAGAGGATTTCTTCAACCATGGGAATTTCATCGAGCATCCCGCCCAGAACTGCCAGAGCTGCGTCTTTCCACCTCTGCGCAGTGATTCTCTTTTTCCCGATTGAGATCGCAATGCTTTCCCACGTTTTTTGTAACGACCGATCGGAGTAGACATACCGTCCTTTCAGGATCGTTTTGTAATCATCGTTCAGGCGGTCTAATTTCTGCCGGATTTCCTGCAAATCCGATTTCAACACAACCCGTCTGACCGTCAGCTCATTCTCCCGATTCTGGTACTCTTCATTGTCAGCCAGCTTGACGGCGAGGGACGCGGTGCTGTCGCCGGGTGTGCTACCGTGCGGCATCCCATCCATTGCAACGCCTTTGATCGGGCTGTACCGATCTCGCAACTCCGCCAGTTCCATGTTTACGCTATCCAGCTGCTTCTCGATCTTGCCGTAGTAGAGCAAAATCTGTTCCGTATCCTTTTTCTGCATCCGCGTTTATCCCCCTGAACGTCAACTCTCAGATTTCTTTCCCGAAAATTGTCTTTTTGCCGGGTTCATTGTCGATTGCCATTTCAACGCCTGTCGCTTGCTCATAGCACCGGGCCATTTTGTAGTAAGCCACATACTCACCATCTTTCGACCACTCAAGGAATTGCCGGAAGTTGTCTTGAACTTCTTTCAGGGCAGTGTCTATTTCCTCCGGTGTGTATCCGAACCCTCCCATTACCTCAACGAAGAACCGGACTACGAGATCACCCGCTCCGCGGCGTTCGTATAGCCGCACCCTTTCCCATTCCTTGCGCGGCCACTTCTCGACCGGCAGTGAGAACCCCGCTTTCATCATCGGGTCCGTGCGCTTGCGCAGATTTTCCCGCGCTTTCGGAGTTCCGTACACGTTTTCTTCAAGCGCGTACACCTCGCTCCGACGGATAAGCTCTGCCGTCCAGCGGTCAACCCCGTTTTGGTCAAGGTCGAAAAGGTTCTGCGCGGCGATGATAGCGCAGTACGTCACCACCTGCCCCACAGCGGCTCTATTGAGTTCCGTGTTCTTCACAGTGTCGTCCTTTGCAACTACGCAACGGTTTACCGCTTTTTCGTACATCATCTTCCGCACTTTTGCCGGTGGCATAGATTTTCCCATGTTCTTCATCCTTTCTGTTTTGCAAGTTTCTTCCACGCTTTGACCTCTGCCGCCGTGTCTGCCGTGATGTGCTCAACAAACCGCCAGCCCTTCGGCTCTGCAACGAGGTCAATAAACATTCTTCGGCGGTGTATGTAATCGCGTTGCTGCCGCCGCACAAACTTCGATTTCACTTCTACGGCTTCAACTGTGCCGTCTGCATAGGTCAGCACAAAGTCTGGGGTGTAATGCACCGCCGGGAGCTTCACCGCGTCGTACTCCTTCGCGGGCAGAAGCAAGAATGTGCGGTGCAGCTCCACCTTCACGATCTTTCCGGTCTGCACTTTTGGCAAAATTGTCCCCATGTAATACTCGTACTCGCCCCGGCTGTCAAAATCCATGCCGACTTTCTCAGCGGTGGCAACTTCGACGGCGATGGGCTGCGGTAAGGCGCACTTTCCCCGGCTTCGTGCTGCGATTTGCGCTTCTGCCTGTGCGCGGTATCTGGGCGGCAGGTCATCCAGCGTCAAACGATTCAAGGCTGATTCCTCCTGTTCTTCCGCTGATCCGGCTTTCGGTATAAGCGCACGATCAGGTGACGGGTAGCGTTGCCGGTTATGATGCACTCGCACCGATGCAGGGTGTAGCCGGGGTACATCCGTTCCCAGTAGTCCCGATCTTCCAACCGGTTCTCGCAAACGTCTTTCAGCCGGGTGCGGCTCATTTTTCCGTCATTTGGGCGCGGCATCTTCGGTGGTTTCAAGCCGCGGCTCTGCCGCCAGTGACGCTTGCAGCGCACGTTCTTTGTGATATACTTCGCAAGAGATTCGATGCTGTTATGGTCAAACTCCAACGGTTCACAACGCGCCCTGCCACGCTTTCCCCATGCCTTTTCCACCATTTCGCGGGTCAGCCCCGCCGGGTGCGACATGATAACGTGATGGTGGTGACGACCCAGCGGCTTGTCTCCATCCATCGTGCAATACTCCGAAACCACGATCCACTTCGGATGTTCGATTCCGTTTTTGTCGCAGATGCGGTACAACGCTTTGATGGCGTTTGAAAAATCCCGGTCGGCACGTTGGAGATCGCCGGGCGCGGGGTGGTTCTCTTCGTTGTAGGTGTATGTAACGGAGTAGTCGCCGGGACGGAAGTTCCGATTTGCCAGCAGTTCCAAATACCGACCACTCTTGCGCAGATTATATGATTCCTTGGCAATGCTGGTGGCAAGCTCTTTCTTTTTCCGGGTGCTGGCCTTGTGCTGTTGCTCTGTCACCTCGAAGAAGTCCACCTGCATAGAGGGGGCCGTGGCATAATTCATACCGCAGATAAATTTCTGTTCCCGAACTCTAAAGCCGCCGGTCATATTCTCCACGTCCTCCTTTCCGCAAACGTCATGGAATTTTCTTAATCATGGGCCACAAACACGAGAGGGGAACGATGCAGAGGGGAAACACCGGGCCGCGTTCCCTTTGCTCTCTATCCCGGTAGGTTGCTGTAACGCCGCCCTCGTTTTCCCTCTGCACTCCCTTTCCCCGCCGTAGGTAAGCGCATCTCTCCGCGCTCTTCTCTCTGTGTGTCCCTTAGTTTATCTACGGTATACAAGCCCCCTTGCCGCCTCGTCAGGGCGGCAATTTAACGACGGGTTTCCTATATAATATAGATAGGGGCTTTGGCGGGCCGCTCAGACAAGTGACATGATCCACTCTGTCAGGTTTTGCAGCAGCACCGACAGCAGGTTTGACAGCACAATGCCAACACACAGCCACCAGAGGGCGATTGCGGCCAGTCTGCGGATTTCCGCCGGTTCAAGTTTTTTCATTTTGCTCTTTCCTTTCTTCCCATGCAGGGCAGGTATTTTCCGGGTCAGTGAAGTCCGCCCGGTACTCAGAATTTCCGTTGAAGCACACCCATGTATAGCCGTCATGCCATGCACAGGTGGAACATTCTTTTTTCATGTTCTGCGTCTTTCTTCTATAATCGAACCGCACACTGGACAAAAACTCCCGGCGCAATCGTCCAAACGGTGATCGCAGTTGGAACAAAACGGCACTGTGTATTCTTCGAGTTGCAAAACCCGCTGTGTATAAACCGGCTTTCCATCGTACAAACACTCGTTTGTCGGAACAGGATCATATACGACAAACTGCTTGGGCCGTTTTCTCCATGCGATGTGCGCCACCGGGCGCACCCCCTCCGGGGCGACCCTCGGTGCGCTCTCGACCACGCACATGATCTGTTCCACTTCATCTTCCATATCCGGGTTACTTTCGCCGCCCAAAATTTCAGGCACGTTCTCCCGGATTCTCCGAAGCAGCTCTTCCGTGTTGGTAAACTGTTCCATCTCAATTCCTCCCAGCTTTCAGCGCACATTCCGAGCAAACAAACTTCATATCCGGGTTGACCCGCAAAACCAGCTTCGCGTTGTTGGTCGGATACCAGCACTCCCGGCCACACTCCGGGCAGGTTTTCAGTTTCCAATCTGCCGCCCGCGGGTGCGGGACGTTCTTTTTCAGCGGCATTATGCCGATTACCTGTAAGACACTACCCATGATCTTCACCTTTGCCTTTCAGTTTCAGCTCTATTTTCGGCTGTGGCTGATCGCTGCGGTTCAGCGGCGAATAATAGCTGACGCACCCCGCAACGCCGTCCGGGTTATCATCAACCGATCTGGCTTTATGCGGCAGTTCTTCTGGGCGCGTTCCGCCGGGGTGGTCTGACTTTTCGCATTGCACACCGGGCACAGCTTGATAGCTGGCGATTCTGCAATGAATGTTTCCTTGCAGGATGTGCAAACCTTAAACATCGGCATCAGTATGACCCCTCTGTTTCTTTGTCTGTTCCCGGATGTACCGCCGCAGGCTCTCCCTGAACTCCCGCTGCTTCCGGTGTTCCACGATCCGGGCCGCTGTGTACACGATCACGCACAACGCCACGACCGTTACGGCTACCACGCCCATCATGCTGCCATCACCTTCCTTCTCTTCTGCTCGTAGGCTTCCCGCTGCTCCGCCGTGATCCCCGGAATCCGTTCAAACAGTTCCGGGTCTTGCAGCAGCATATTCAAAATGCCCTCGCGGGTCTG